CATTATCCATCCCTCCTTTTCTTTTTTTCAACTTTAATCCATTCATCATCAAGCCATGGTTGACCAAGCGCAAACGACTGCAGGACCATGACCTCCCCCGTAAAACTAAATTCTTCATGACGATGTGCAATGACGCTTATCCTCGATACCCCAAACTCTTTTTCGTCTGGGGTCTGATTCAACGCAAATATCATATCTACATGAGCGAGCTTCCGGATATCCTCGGCCGTGTCCTCCTGCTCAAGACTTTTCTTGCTGATCGATTTGCGATTGCTCTGTAAAACAGTCGCCACCAGACAATGCCGGCGGGCGGCCATCCCCTTGCCCCGCTTCCATACATAATCAGCAACCGCCCGCTCAGAAAATCCACTCACCCCGGACCCGGGGTTTGCGATATCAAAATAATCCACGGCGATCAAATCCGGCACGAATCCTTCTTGATCTTCCAGTTCATCCAAGGCCACTTCAACATCATCAAAAGATGCGGAAAAGGCCGGATAGGCCATGACCCGCAGATTATCTCCTTTGAGTATCTTGAAGTCCTTTACCTTTTTTGACACCGACTTGGAATCAAATTCTTTGCTTTGTTTCTGCACCGCGAACCATACCGCCGGTATGTAATCACTCGATTTGCCATCCAACCGTTTGCAGGCAGTACATGGTTTATACGCCCTCACGTGATTAAACTCCGGAGTCTTTGCCCCGGGCGATTTTATGGCCACCATGCAGGATCTCTCTTCTTTCTTGCAAGACCCATCCTGATTTCTTTCGCAATCAAAAACCGGATATTTGTGATCCCCCGATTTCGACGCAAGGGCGGAGATCCGTTTATAAATCCTCTTTGACACCGCATTCTTATTCATCTCAAATGAAAAGAATACGACCTTCAATCCCTCATGAAGCGCATGGATTGATATCTCCTGCAACCACCAAGACTTCCCCCGCTTCATCGGGGACATGAACGCCACCAACCAATCACGCTCAAAATGTCCCGACATCTCGCCAAGGTTCCCCGGTAATTTAAACAACCGATTGCTTTCATCATCCAAAAAGACTTGATTGATGCTTGCGATATCAAATGGGTTGAACCACTTGCTGATTTCTTTGGTGAGCTTACTGAAATTTCTGACTTCCATTTCGGCCTGATCAATCCGGCCCCTGCTTAATTCCCCCTCTATTTTTTCCTTCAAAATGGTCAATGCACGCTGCCGGAAATACTCGGTCGCCTGATCGACCAGATGATCATAGTTGATTTTTTGCTCCTCATAGCTATCGGACAAATTGGACAGAAAAACCTTTACGAGCTCCGCATCCGCCTCCCGCATCTTTTCCTGCTCGGCGGCAAATATGTTCTTGATTTCAGCGCCCGGAGCCTTTTTATACAGCTTGAAATAATCGACGCACCAAAGAAAAACCTGGCGCGCAAAATCGATTTTGAAATACTGTTTTTTGGCCATCCGTACAATATGGCCGCATAAGTTGTCATCTGTTATAATCCCCGTTATGATCCGTTTCTCAATATCGTCACCAAACGAAACCCTTCTAATTTTCATCCCGGCTCCCTTTTACATATCATAAAAAATCAGTTTGCGAAAATGCTGTCCTTTGTGCTTCCTCATCAATCCTTCGTCTTTCCCGCTCTGCGTTCCGCATCCGATTCAAACGATCCTCCTCTACCCTGCTGGAATGGCCATCCCACCCCGGTACGATCCATTTTATCTCCTTTAGATACTCATTGAACTCCAGAAAGAACATCTCGCTATTAATCCATCCCGGCACAACCCCATTGATCTTTTTCCTATCCTGCAAGAGCCGCCAAATGAAGTGGGCGAAACTCGCCGGTCGATCCCTGCTTGCTTCATTATCATCTTTGAAATCCTTCAGGCTCATACTGTAATTATATAACCTTTCCGAAGTTCGTCTCAAAATATTTATTTCGTTGATTGTAAACTTGCGTCTTTCCCCCGGCCATGTCGCAATCAACTCCTCGGTAATCGCCGGATACTTGTCCTTGACCTGACGGCTATGCCTTTCTTCCAGCGCATCCCATTCCGCGCAGCATTCATCGAACCATGATCTGATTCCCAACTTTCGCAGCATTCCGGAGGCAAATTTATTCGGCTCCAGAAACTGATCCAGCGCCACACTACATGAAACAATGGGATGCTTAAACCCGCCAAGGGAAATAAGCCTTTCGTATTTTGTCATCACTTGCTTTATGTAATCAGGGGTGAATCCCATGTTTAATTTCCGATCCAGAGCCTCAAGTGATCTTGTAACGATCTTGCTGTTGATATGATCCGGATCAAGCTGATGGTGTTTAATCGGATAAGATAATGAGTTCCAGAAAATCATAAGCTGCTTTGATTCCGGAGTGTAACCCTTCAGGGATAACAGGGCTGAATAAACAGGTTTGGTTTCACGGGTAATTCTGATCTTTGGTTTATCTTGATGAACAATGCCGGCCCCCGCGCCGGCATCTTTCACCTCCTTAGAGGTGAAAGTATTACTACTTATTCTTTCTATATTATTATTATTTACCCCGCTATTTGCGGATTCAAGTTCCCGCTGTTTGCGGTTACTAGAACCCGTGATTTTCTGAAACTGGTCATTTACATATTCAACCATCCTAAACGAATTGATTTTATAGAAGTTTTTTGATGGAATGCCACGACGCTCTTTTGATATGATACCAAGATCCTCGAAATATAAAATAAATTTCGTTTGTTTATCCGTACTAATCCCGGTCTCATCAAAGATGGTGTCTTGAGTTAAATAAAAGAAATCATCTTCTGTCAGCTTATCTTGTTTAATAAGCATCCCCCGCCAATCATAAAGGACTGCAAGCCACAATGCTTTTTCGATCCCGAATACGCGAATCAATGATTTGCTGATGCCATAATATCCCCCGCTGAAAATATTAGACAGATGATTATTTTCCATAATCCCTCCCGATTTTTATTCCCGGTGGTTTGCGGACAATAAAAAATCCGTTTTAAGTCGGCCCAAGACCATCGACGGAATCAACACCCACCGACGGCCTGGTACCAGCCAAGACCATCAAAGATCAATGGTCTTGAGCCTACTTAAAACGGATTTAATAGCCATCGGATGTTGATTCCTTTCCGCAAGCCTGCTGGTACAGGTTCTTTCTTGCTTGAGAGTCATTATATCTTATTCCCGGAATCAATAAAAGATATTTTTTATCGAAACACAATCGAACGAATCTCCTGCGCTTCCTCCATGGTCAGATCAGCCGGATCTCCCTTATCCAGCTCAAGGACTTCGACCGATGGAATGATCCCTTGCAATTTATCCGCAAGACTTATTGCGTTTTTTGTTGCGTCAGCATCATACATGATAAAAACCTTTTTGAGTTTTTTTTGAGTAAGCAAAACGATCTGCTCGGAGGTCATCCCCTTGCGAAAGGATGCGACGAATCCATCCCCCATTCGCCAGACATCGGTGACCCCTTCCACTATCACCACGATATCCGATATCGAATCATAATTGTATAAACAATGATTGACCGGGATAATGGATTCTTCCGGCGAACAATTAAGATATTTTACAACCCCTTCCGACCGCAGGGTAGCTGCTGCGACAAAAGATACCATTTTCCCATCGATGAAAACCGGCACGATAATCCGAAAACGATATTTCTGGGTGCCGGTATTATAGACCGCCCGCAGCTTATATTTTTTCGACAAAAAATCGGGGTCGAACCCCCGCGAGAGCAGATAATTTCGATGCGGGGGAGGGAGATCCCGGATTAGCCCTTTCGGCAGGGTTAAAATCCCCTCGTTTTTCGGCGAAAACATCGCTGCCACGGGGTTTAAGCCCTCGGGTGGGGTAGATATCCATTCCCGCTCGTGTGAAGCGGTTATAGCGCGAATATTTCGACCCTTGAAAATCTCCATCTCTCGGAGTAATTTGAAGACAGACCCCTTCTCGTCACATACCCAACAATGGAACCCAAGATTGGTGAGATTGATCCCGCAATGAAATGCCGAATCCCCGCAAAATGGACAGACCTCAAGATTGATCCATCCCCGGGAGACATTTTTGCCCCATCT